GTATTAACGTCTTTGCATCTACGGCGGCAAGAGATGCAGCCATTACCTCACCACAAGAGGGGCAGTTTGCTTTTACTAAAGACACTAACGGCCTCTGGTATTATGACGGTGCAGCGTGGGTAGCCTCAGGTGCTACAGGTGATATTGAAGGCGTTACAGCTGGCGTAGGTATTAGCGGCGGTGGCACGAGTGGCACCGTAACCGTTACTAACTCAATGGCTACAGCTATAGATGCTAAAGGCGATTTAGTAGCAGGCACAGGTGCAGATGCTTTTAGCCGTCTTGCCGTAGGCGCTAATGACACAGTCTTAACGGCGGATTCAGCGCAAGCAACTGGCTTAAAATGGGCTGCGCCTGCATCTTCAAGCGGCCCTACATTTTCTGTTTATTTAAATAGCGCTCAAACCATTACTACGGCAACTTTAACAAAAGTGCAATTAGCAACTGAGGTTTGGGATAGCGATAATTGCTACGATAATACTACGAATTACAGATTTACACCTACAAAATCTGGATATTATTTAATGACAGGATATATGTATTCTTCTGGAACATCAGCAACGCGCAGCATATTCAATTTCCATAGAAATGGAAATCTCTATGCAAGATTTTTTGATAATGGAACAGGTAACTGGATAGGTAATGGCTCAACTTTAATGTATTTTAATGGCACAACTGATTACGCAGAATTATACACTTACTTAACTGGAACGAATCTAAAAATTGAAGCGGGCCAAGAGTTTACGTCTTTTAGCGGCGTATGGATTAGGAGTTAATTAAATGACATTATACGAAACAATTATTACAGCTTATCCTGAATTAACTGATGCAGATTTTTATCCTGTTACTGGCTGTATTAACCTACGTAATGACTCAGACGGTAAAGGCGCATATATTGAAAAGTGGGAGTATGGCAAGCCAATACCTGCAGGGTTAAAACTAGGTAAGTGAGCCTAAATAGCTACAACGGCTGGCCAGCATCTAAGGAGCAGGCTGAGATAGGCGTTAAGCCTTTTAAGGTTGAGGGCACAAGCCTTAAAATCCGCTGTGCTGAAAAGGTAGCGCCGCTGCTTATTAACTTTGCTAAAGAGTTTAACGAGTTAATAGAGCCAATAGAAGGCGGCACGTTTGACGATTGGGGCTATGCCTACAGAGACGTAAGAGGTGTGGTAGGCAAGCTAAGTAACCACGCTAGCGGCACAGCTATAGACCTCAACGCAACTAAACACCCTTTAGGCAAGGTAGGTACCTTTGATGCAGCTAAGGTGCCAATGATTAGAGCTTTAGCTAAAAAGTATGGTCTAACCTGGGGCGGGGATTGGACTAGAAAAGACGAGATGCATTTTGAGATAGCACTAAGCCCTGAAAAGGTCAGGGCGTTAATTATTAAGTTAGGATTAGAAAATGCCAACTAGCGCACAGGTAAGCGTAACTACTACAGCCATCGTAATAGTGCCAGCTACAAACTTTGACCAAACCGCCAACCTGCATAACTTAGGTGGAGGTGCCATCTATCTAGGCGGGGCAAATGTAACTACAGCTAATGGCTATAAGTTTGATAATGGAGACAAGCTAACGGTAACCGTAGGTGACCGAGAGGCTCTTTATGCTATTGCCGCAAGCGGTACCCATACCGTAGCGGTATTAACACAAATCAACTAAGGGCAGAATCGAGCTAATAAATGAAAGAGCAATTTAAGGCTGCGGCCTTGTCCTACCTACGTGCGGCTCTATCGTGCGTGGGTGCGCTGTACCTCAGCGGGATTTCAGACCCTAAAGTACTAGCTAATGCTTTTCTAGCTGGGCTTATTGGGCCAGTACTTAAAGCTATTGCACCTAATGAAAAGCAATTAGGCGTAGGGGCTAAGTAGGATGTCGCAGGCCCAGGCATATATAGCGGTAGCGTTGGGGATTGCTACCCTTTCAGGGCTTATGGCTGGGCTTGTGCGCCACCTTGTTAAGTATTATCTATCCGAGCTAAAGCCTGACGGCAACGGCGGACATAATCTAGTAGGGCGTGTTGAGCGTATTGAGTTACGCGTGGATAAAATCTATGAGATGTTGCTAGAGGACAGATTATCTAAGTAGGGCGTGTCGCGTTGCCTTTTGTCGGTGGGTAGGTTCATACTTTAACTACACACGCCGGGAGGGCTACCCGGATAGGTAGCTCATCGGCCTTAACAAAGGGCGAAAGATGAATAGTTTAGACTTAATGGTAGTAGGTATGGTTTGCCTGTTTATGGGCTTATTTATCTATGCAGCTTATGAAATGGGCTACAAAGTAGGCCTAGGTGAAGGTTACCTACGTGGACGTAATATCGCTAAGGCGCTAAAAGAAGCTGAGGCCAAGCGATGAGTAACTTTTTAGAGGGATACGAGGACGTAAACGCCAGGATTATTAGGGCGCGTTTAGAGTTTCCGACTTTGCGCCTTGTTGCTTATATTGAAGATATAGATATAACAAAAGGTTATATTCTAGTAAAGGCTGAAGCATATAAAGAGTACGAGGACCATCTACCTAGCGCTGTTGATTATGCTTTAGAGGTGCGTAGCGACAGAGGCGTAAACCTTCATTTTTGGGTAGAAAACTGTGTGACTTCCGCTTATGGAAGAGTTTTAGGCTTGTTAACTCCTGGCGGTATTGCTCGCAGTACTAAACAAGATATGGAAAAAGTAGAAGCTCTTAGTACTAAAGACGTAGCACCTGTAAGTGATGATTTATGGGCTACTACACCTGTGGCACAGACCATAGAAGCAGTCAAAAATGAGCTAGGCGGCATCTACTTACAAAGCAAGCCTGAGTGTAAACACGGCGCCCGTATTTGGAAAACCGGAACAAGCTCGAAAACCGGGCGCGATTGGGCTAATTACAGCTGTACAGAAAAGAGCAAAGCTACTCAATGCGAGCCAGTTTGGTATATGCAGACCTCTACAGGATGGCAGCCTCAGGTATGAGTAGCCAAATGGAGTTAATTAACCTTAAAGCTATGACAGGTAAGCTCTTTATAGATGGGGAGATGGTCGCAGAGTACAAGGTAGAGACGTGCGATAAATGTGCCAGGGTCACACAGCTAGACAAGTTTGGCTATCAGAAAAACTCATATGAAAACATCATATGGTTTTGCAAGGATTGCAGGTAATGACTACCTCTAAATCCGATTGGGATATAGACCTACGCTACGGCCAAGACGGGGAAGAATCCGTACGCCGGCTCCTAACGATGGAGACTGTAGAGGTCAAACGCGATAGGCGCTGGAAAGAGACAGGCAATATATACATAGAGACATCTTGTTACTACGTTAACGAGCGTGGATTTAAGCCTTCAGGCCTATCAGTATCTCAGGCTACTCATTGGGCCTTTGTCCTGGAGGATTTAACGGTAATAGTCTCTAAATCTGACCTCATCAACACCGTAAAAGAGTACGGTAGGAATATAAGCTGCAATATTGAGCCTAACATCTCTTTTGGCTACCTTATAACTATTGACTCATTACTTAAATGGCAAGTAGAAAAGGCCGAGAGAAACGAGTTTATCTATGGACATTATCCGCTTTGAGTGCCGCAGCTGTAAAAAGATAACAGACCAATTAGAGCGCATAGTTAGCGATAACCTGCCGCCTAACGTCAAAGTCTTACAATGTATAAAATGTAGCAAGATGAGCGTATGCCTATTGGTTGACTATGCCTGAAAAATGGGGCAAACAAAACACACTATGTAAAAAGTGTAAAAAGCCTGCTACTCAAACCTATGAAACCTCTTACGATGATAATATTGAGGGCAGGTATTGCATTAGATATTTTGAGAGATTATGCGCGGTTTGCCTGTATTGGTCAGCTTGGATATGGCTAGATAATGGGCGAGAAAAGGTGACAATAGATGCCTATGTATGAATATGAATGTATAAGCTGCTCAATACGCTACGAGGTACAGCGCTCTATACACGATGTGAATATACCTAAGTGCTGTGGTTTTGATATGCGCCGTATCTATGACCCAGTAGGTGCCATATTCAAGGGTACTGGATGGGGTAAAGATGCTTAATAGTTATCCACAGGAGTTATACACAGGTGCTAATAACTGTGCAGACACGCCCAAGACTACGCTTAATATTGCATCTCGTTTGACATCGCTGGTACGCTGGTACCGCGCAGGCGAGCCGCTGAGGCGTAGCTCAGCCAAGCGCTATCAGCTAACGCCATACTTATGCTTACTAGTAAGCGCATTAGTAACAATAAATATAACAACAGCTAATGCATACAACCCAAACGTGGAGAGCTATAAGCTCTATGCTCATATGAAACTATTAGATGATAAGGCCTATAGGTGCCTAGTAACGCTATGGCGTTTAGAGAGTAATTGGAACCCTAAAGCTAAGAATCCTAAAAGTAGTGCGTTTGGTATTCCTCAACTATTAAAAATGACTGAGACTAATCCGTATAAACAGATAGACTTAGGGCTTAAGTACATTACTCATCATAGGATTTATAAAGGTGATACTTGTAAAGCCTTAGATAGACATAAAAGGATAGGGCATTACTAATGAGTACTAGACGTGGTGACCCACGCTCTCAGCGTAAGTACAAAGCAGTCAGGCTGACCGTATTAGCTAGAGATAACTACACTTGCTTTTACTGTAATGCTGAAGCAGATACGGTTGACCATATTGTGCCAGTATCTAAGAGTGATGATAAGTCTGAGGCTTACAAC